ACTAGGCTCACCGTCATCTTCTTTTTTAAACTTCAGTACATTACTCACCGAAGGTAAGCACCTGACGCCTACGTTCCTTCAACTTACGTAACTCAGCCTGTAATTTATTTATCTTACGCTGATGTTCGCCCCGCCTTGCAGCCGTAACTGGCTCCCGCTTAAGTTTGTTTATCATAGCCTTCTTATCTTTAATCTTACTATCATATTTTTGTTTCAACCTACGCTTCATCTTGGTGGTGTCTAACTGTTCAAGCCTTACACCTGTGTTAGATAATGCAGCAGTAGCAGGACTGTAGTCATCAATGCGACTGTGCCTACCAAGACCCATCTCATCCATAGCCTCTGCCCTTCGCTCCTTCTTGAGAGCGTAAGACTCTGAGCCTGTGACAGCCTCCATAGCCTCACCAATATTACCACCCCAGTTAGGTAGAACCTGACGAACAAACTCATTCATCTTCTCACCTTCAGGTATTGTCGTACCCTGTAATGGATTGATACCCATCGTTGAGTATATGGCAGCACCTGCTAGTCCACCTCCGGGCTGAACCATCTCAGGTAGTCCCGGTATCTGACCAGTACCACCCTCACTTATGGAGAACTTACCACCCGGAAGCAGTCGTTCAGCATTCAGTGACATTGGGTTCTTGTTATTGGGTGACAGTTTGTCCGATATGAAACTGGGCATAGTGATTCGTGCGTTGAGCATACCCGGAATACCAAACATGGGATTGTCAGTTGCAAAATCTTTAGCCGTATCAATATAACTCTCAGGCAATACGTTCATGTTGGTTCCCAACTCATCAAGCATATAGTAGATGGTCGCCCACTTCGCATACTTGGCAGGATTCTGTGCAGCAATCTGTGCCAACTTAGGTATTGTGCCGTAAGTATATGAAAAGAATGGGAGAACTGTGTGTCTTAAAGCCTCAAGTGCAGCAGGTTTCTGATCGTAATCCACAAAGTATTCCTTCGCATCACGTGCAGCCTTGCCTCTAGCCTTCATCGCATCCATACCTTGATCGGTATATTTCTGTAGGTTGCTTCGATAAAGAGCAGCCCTCCAGATATTATCTTCCAACTGGTAGAGTTTGCCGGGGTTATCCCAAAGGGCAGACTTCATACTACGACCAACCTTTGAAGACCAATCCCATACCTTTGACATACTGTCAACGCTACCTGTAATCTTCAGGTAAGCATTAGCATCAGCGCCATACATCTTAAGAACCTCATTGGCTCCCTCATCTAATTCCCTCATGTAACCTGCACCAAAGACTCCATCCTCAACCATCTGTTGATACATCTCATCTTTCTTGTACATATTCTTGGCTGCTTTACCCACGTCAGACCAGTACCCACCTGCCATATCAAACATATGACCACTGGATACCACGTTGCCCACGTGTACAGCAGGGTTAAGAATAGTCTTGGTTGCTTTCCATATACCGTTGGCTCTCTTGTAAGAGTTGAACAGTTTGGATGCACCCTTCTCAGTCTTGTACTCTCTCAGTATCTTGAGTTGATCCCAAGTCTCAGGTCTAACTGCCTTACCCGCCATCTGTCCAAAGGTTTTATTGTTAGGAACTCTAACGGTTTGACCAATGATGTGATCATCAAACACCACGTTAGGACTACTGGCTAACTCACTAAAGAGTTCACCAAGTGATCGTTCACGTGCCATCATGCGACCAGTCTTCCACATAGCGAAGCCTGCGTCTTCGATCTCACCCATCTCCAACTTCTCATCCTTTGTCCACTGCCGTCGAACACGAACCTCACTACCCTTAGTATCAAGTAGTTCCCATTCGCCTTTGTCTTGGTCAGGTCTAGCACCCTTCTCCCACTGTGCCCTATCAAAGGGTATCACCTTGCCACGCATACGAAACATATGCTGACCACTGGTGAACTTCTCTTCTGCATCCTTCCAGATGTTCTGTTCGTATTTTGTATATGAAGTAGACAGGTAGTCATCAATGTTCTTGGTAAACACAGCGTCATCAAGGACACCAAGGTTCACCAACTGTTGACCATACTCTTTAATCTTTTCTCTTGATGCAGATGCAACCCCTACAAGGTTGGCATCCAGATCACCCTCCGTCAATCCAAAGTTCTTGGACTGAAGCATACGGTATAAACTTTTACGTTCAGCAGCAGGTAGGTTTCTGATGTCATCAATAAGGGTTTGAAAATCTTGCTGATACTTACCTTCCCTTCCACGGAATCTGTTCATGGCATATATCACATCGTCTGCCAGTTTGTAGTTAGGAATGATTGCCTTGCCCACAGCCTCAACAGACTTAGTGCCATACATATCATCAATGACTTTCATTGTTGTGTATGGAGCAGCACCCACAGTAGCACCCATCAAAGCGTGCATCAGCCTATCTTCTTGAGAAGCATCTTCACCTATGTTGTAACCCAAAGCACCACCAATGGCACCACCAGATACAGCAGGGTTAGCCAATGCCTTGGTTGCTACAGCACCAATAGGTTCATACACCTGCGCTCCAGTCTTTGCTATCTTGACAGCAGCCGGTCCTATAAGTGATCCACCCGCCAAACCAATCCCCGCATTCTGGGCACGTGTCTGTCCTGCTTCCTCATCCACATAGCCAACACCACCTGCAATACCACCACCAAGCGCACCCATAGGTGCAGCCTTGGTTAAGTAATCCCAACCAGTCTTGATGTGCCTAGCCTTTGAGAATGGAATAGCCCAACCCACAGGGTCAAGAACCATGCCACCAAAGTAAGCAGCGGTAACCTTGGGACCATGTTCAGGATGATCTTGGTAACTTTTAAGAAGGTCATACTTAGCCTTCATCTCTTCTTCCTTAAACCCTGCCATCTGTGTGATACCATGAACTGAATCCATGACGCCCATGTAACTTGCATGGTTCAACATATCTAAAAGATCAACATTCATACTCTGTGCTAATGGATCAGCCAGTGTAGGTATTTGTGCTGATTCAGTAGAGCCTGCTGCAAATGGGTCTTGTACTACCGCAAAAGGATCACTCATTAATTAAGCCTCTTAAATCATCTGGTACTGCTTCAACCCCATACCTCTTTACAAAGAATGGAAGGTTTGTTTCTGGGTCTTGTCGTAGAATAGCAATAGCATCAGCCAATGGTACTGACTGTGCGCTTGACTGTGCGGGTTCACGTTGCATCAACTGAAGGAATCCGGGTTTGTCTGTAGTCTCACCTGTTGTTGGATCAATTACCCTGACTGACCACATCCTTGACCAGTCATTAAAGTATTGATCCCAAGGGTAAGGTGTTCCGTCAGCCTTTAATAGTACTTGACTCTCCCTAACTGTGGTAGGGTATATTGATGTGAATGTTTGCCTAGCCTCAGAGATTGTGTTCTCATCCTTAGTGCCTGCTGCACCTGACAACCGTTTAAAGTCTGTCAGCAAACCTCTTAGCCTGTTGGCTTCTGCCACATCTCCCGCTGCATCTGCTTCAGCAATCTGAGTTTGGAACACTTGAATCTGTTCCAAGTTCTTCTGTGCGGATGTGCTCTTTGTTGGGTCAGCCTCATCATCCAGTCTAGCATTGAATGTAGCCACGCCTGAACTGTCTGTCCAACCTTCAGGTGTAATCTCATCCTTGCGCACCTGTTTGGTTTCAACCTTGCCATCAGGTCCAACCCTGTATATCTCTTTGTAAGATGCTTGGTTTGGATGATAGCCTGAGATAGCACTGGCTTCAGCAGGCTTGACTAGCCCTGTTCTCATCAGTGCTTCAAATACATCAGCCTGTGATCCGGGGTTAGCGTACTCACCATCAGGGTAGTACACTGCATTAACAGCGTCATCAATACGTTGTTGATCATCGAACTTCATCTGTGATTCAAGTATCTTCATCTGCGTGTTCATGTAGTTAGCAGAATTAGATCGAACACCTAAAGCAGAAGCAGCCAGATCAAGAAGCATACCGCCCATCATGATCATGTTCATCTGTTTAATGTAGTCAGCGTGTCTCTGAGCAGGGTCAGGATTGTAGTTACGCATGATAGGATCAGCCGTAAGATCACGACCACTCATCTCATTTGACGTAGGTACAGTAGCCTTGACCTCATCCAATGCAGCCTGTGTCTGCTGCTGTGAAGCCTTGGATACACCGGCTTGATCCTGTATACCTACCCACTCTGGGTCATCAAGCATACCCACTGAGTTGACTGTACCTGCTGCATCCTCAACCTGTTGTGGTGTCATTTGATCTGACACCGCTTGATCGTTGCTCTGGTATATACCATCGAACTCACCCACACCTGAAGGTGTGACAGCCCTTGGATCGGTTTGACTTGTCTGCAGCACAGGAGGAATTGTGCCATCAAAGTTATCAATAGCACTCTGTCTTGTTTCAAAGCCTGACTGTGGGCTACCCTGTGGCGTATACACTGGAGATGGCAACCAAGAAGCACCTGCCGAACCCTCTTGCATGACACCACCTGACGGGTCAACAGAAGCCATATCATCGTACTGGTTAGAAACAGGCATCTGAGGACCACCCCCCATATCCTGATTGAACCCACTAGATGGAGCCGGTCCTGTCATATCATTGTACATGGGACCATTAAGTCCTACATCCTGTGAGAAGCCCCCAGATGGCGCAGGAGAGCCGTTAGGATCAACAGGCTGTGATGTACCCTTGTCGAACTCAGCGTCCACAGCGGACGATATACTGCCCCACCATTCAAGTGGATCAAAAGCCCTAGCCTTCGCCTCTACTCCAGACAGGAATTCCCCTACCGGACCAAGGGTATTTTCCCTAGGCTGATAAGAGGATGTAATAGTCTGCTTGTCAGGTTGCCCTGCCTGTCTTTCTATCTTGACCTCTCTGGATTCCTGTGATGGGTTCGCCTGCATACTTTCATTGCGCAGGAAATTACCCATGTTGTATCCTGATAGTAATCCTAGTTCTCTTTCATCCATTATACTAATCCTTGTGGTTGGTAACCGTTATTATTTCCACCGCCAAAACCCCATGTCACTTGCTTCTGTCCTGATCCACCTCCTCCATTATAGGCAGGAGCCATCGGTCCACCACTTCCACCTCCACCACCGCCTGATCGCACTGGTCTTGGCTTGGGTTGTTGTGCTAAAGCCAGTTCATACTTGAGGAAGGTATCTGCCATGCTAATACCTAGTGAATCAGCAGCAGACAATCCCTGACTTCCATCTGGCTGAGTTCTATCAAAGAACGGAGCCTTGACTGCATCAACCGCAGGAGTTCTCCAAGTGGGTGGAGCCTGTGGAGAATGAAAACCTGCATGGGGGTTAATAGATTTATATGGAACTGCGCTAGAAGCAATAGAACCTTGACCACCCATAAGATCGGTTGCACCTAAAACTTGAGATGATGGAGTAGTTGCAAACTCAGCCAGACCGCCTTGCCCACCCATAAGAAAAGGGTCGGCTGTTACAGCCCCGGCTACAGCACTAGGGGTGAAAGCATTTGATAACATTCCTGCGTGGGGATTCACAGATGATGCCACGCCAGTTGCAGCCTGCGCTGCTACACCACCTGAGAACGCACCGGTTGCCATGCCTGCACCTATACCACCTGCTGCCATACTAGCCAGAGCGGTAATCCTAGGGTCCCATCCTTGTTTGGCACCAATGATCTGCACACCTGTCCCCACTAAAAGTGGAATTGCTGCTTGAGCCATTATATTAACCTAGTTGTTGAGGTTGAAGAACCACCTTGCTCACTGTTTTGTTGAACTGTGCCACCCATATTTCCACCAATGAAGTTAGCATACTGAGCCAGATTCTGCCACGGACGCATAGCGTTGTAGTCGTACCTTTGCTTCGCATCATTCATGATAGCCTGATTCAACTGCTGTTGTGGTAGCCCAACATTATTGTACAGAGCCTTGCTCATATTAATAGGCATATTCATTATGTTTCCATACTGACCTAATGCTTGAGCCTGTGTCTGTTGTGCCTGATTGTAAGCATTGTTAAACATACCCGCTGTGTTGCCTGAGATGTCCTGTGCGACCTGTCTCTTGACCTCATTGTTCAGCATATCCTGTCTTGATCCAACTCCGTCCTGACCAACTGAAGCACCCTGAGAGCGTAGTCCTTGCATGGCAAGATTACCTGCATCGGTAGCCTGTCTAGTGTACTCACTAACCATGTCACCATAGGGTGTGCCCTCACCAGTTCTAACTTCACCACTCATCATCTGTTGGAAGTTTTGATTGACTCCCTGCATCATATCCTGCGCACCGCCAGTGATATAGTTCTGGGTCATGTTCATTGACTGCATCTGAGCAGGCGTAAAGTTAGCAACCGTAGCACCCTGATAGTATTCAGGTAAGCCCTGTTGATATAAGTTGTTAGCCTGACCTAGTTGTTGGTCGTAGTATTGTTGCTGATAAGGAGTTTGTACTGAGGTACTGGAACTGCTGCCACCCGAAGATGATTCAGTAACCTGCTCTCCACCTTTATTGCTTGATCCACCCATTTATATTCTCCTTAAACCAGTGGTCGCCACTGTTGATTCATGTATGTTCCCAAGTCTGGTGCTACTTGATGATTGGGATTGGTTTGATATATCCATTGATCTTGACCGGGGTGTAGGGGTCCACCAGTAATCTGTTCGGTAGTTAAACCTTGATTCAATAGACCGCCTTGATTGTATCTTACATATTCTGGATTGTAATCAGCAAGCAAACCTTGACCACTAGCCTGTTGCTCTGGGCTTCCACCTCCACCGCCTGAAGATGGTTGAGGAGCAGGTGCTGCTACATTCGCAACTTCCAAAATACCACCGCCATGTGATCGGTAGTCTCCAGTTTTCTCATTCCATTTAAACTGTGCTGATGGGTCAGATGATGCACCAAAAGTAAATCCATTTCCATTAGGGTTCATTAATACTTCTGTTCCAACGTGTTCATTCCTACTACCACCCTTTGTGATGCCTCCAGTTATTACTCTTTTGCGACCCTGCAACTCAGATGCTTTTTCAGCCTCTGTCTTAGGCTTGTCTGATTTGTTATCATCATCCCAATCCATTACTTGAGCGATAGCGCCATGCTTAAATAGTTTACTACCCATAATTAATCTCCTTAGTTACAATATGATATTGATCATTCCATCCGTGCTTCTTTAATGTTCTTGCCATTCCCGCTCTTGTCTGAGCCTCAACATGGTCGCATCCCTTCTTCTTTCCAAACTCTTCTATGTCATCATAAAACTTATTCCAAAGTTTCATGGCTACCATTCCTTCATCACCACCTGTAGCCTCAAAGGTTAGTATTCTTAGTATCCTTTTTCTGGGGTACTGAACTACCTGTGTGATTCCATGACCTGTTATTTCTTTGGCGTCTTTAACAAGCAGCCAGAGTTGACAATTACCTTCGATCAACTCATCTCTAAAGTCATCACCTTCCATCGCACAATCAGAATGCTTCATCGCTTTGATAACGCCTTCCCTAACTGTGTCCCATACTTCCTCTACATCTTCCTGATCCACCCTTACCATATGGTAAAAACTATCTTTGTGTTCGTATTTGTTTCTCACGTGATTCCCAATCTATATCTGGAAATTGTTCTTTAACCAATTCCAATTGTCTAATTACTCTGTTTAAATGTACCGCTATCTGCTGTAGGTTCCGCTGAAGGTACAGTGGCATATGATCTGTATCAAGAGGAGGTACAGCAGGGGTATAACGTGGTAGTCTTGAGTCATCCGTCATGTGTATACCCTGCTTCCTCTTCGTCCTGATGTGGCTGTCTCCCACTCTAACCCAGAAAGCAACCAATCAAAGTCACCGTTTGATTCCATTCTAATACCAAAGAACTTACCACTAGTTCTAACACTGATCTTGTTCATTGTCTCAGGATTAAATACCTTCGGACCTTCCCACGTCACAGCATCCTCAGTGTTCATCTGGTGTGCTGTCCATACGTTGAAAGTAGCATCAGCAGTAGAGGTCCACATCTTTGGGTATACCGCAGATACATACTTAACCGTTGATGGGTCGCCAAGATCGATGCCTGTTCTCTCAATCTTTGTGTCCATTGGAGCATCCATTAATAGATTACCAGACTCATGCCTGTACAGTTGTCGTGCGGAATTCGTTGATCTGGAATCAGTCCACACCAAATGCTCAACAGTATCATCATAGGATTGAGTACCCCATGAATCTGTAGAACTATCCCACTCACCAGTGTAATAATTGTCTGAGAATGGACCTTCTTCTGTTGGACCTGTGTCTGCTGCCTGATCACCACCCCACTGAACACCTGATTGAACAGGTGCTACACCATACTTGATGTGTCCCGTTTTCTCAAACAGATCACGGAATGAGAACGTATCATTCTTGTAGTTCCAGATAAGCGCACGGTTAGGTCTTGAGTTGCCCACACTAGGGTAGCAAGTCCATATCTCATTGTTAGCCCAATCAGTTACACAGTAGGTATTGACAGCGTAGTCACCATCAATATCCTTGAACATCTCAGACTGTACACGGTTGGTTAACTTTGTTTCGATTGTTTGCCCGTTGTTGATATAGCAATCAGAGCGACCAACAAACCAATGCCCACCCGGAAAGTCTGCTACTGCATTCTTGCATAGCACACCAATCTCAGGAGCAATAGTCTGAAAGGTAAACATGAAAGGCGCACCAATAAAGGTAGACACCAGAACGGAGTCGGACTTGTAAATCATCATGGACTCACGCAACTGTTGAAGGTGAACCACCCCACCCATAGAGTCAAGAAGTTCGTAGTAACCTGCGTCAGACTCAAGAGCAATATCCCATTCAGGGGCTGTGTAGAAGTTAGTCATGTTAGACCAGTACACAGAACGCTCAAATACTTTTTTAGGTTCATCGCCTACATCATCTGTATCAACGTATACATTACCCGCCCACAGAAAAGATTTGAATCCTGCCAGTGTTTGTACTGCACCATATTTGTGCGGTGATGGTGGATGTGGATCGGTTTGAGATGTCCAGTTAGGTAGAGGTTTAAACTTGTTCTCTAACTTGCCATCCCAATAATAGGGTGGATCAATACCGTTGGTTGCGTACACTAGGCTACCCAGTTTGGTAGTCTGCCATTGCCCCGGAGAATCAATCGGCATATCAGTGGGCTTGGTGCTAGGAGTCAAATCTTTCCACGTAGAGCCATCCCAAATCATTATTGATTGAGTTCCAAACGCAATCCACCAAGTACCAGAGTCATTACCTGACTGGTATGTCT